GCGGTAGGGGTCTTCCCCTCTCCAGTTTTCTGGGGAGGGGAAGGCTTCTTAAAACAATGGAGGTGGAAAGTCTCATGCACTGAGATGGGATTGTATTGCGTTCTGCTGTGAGAATCCAGGCTTACAGGCGTATATCTTTAGAAGGTCTTTGCCTGAGTTGGAGAGTAACCATATACAGCAGATAAAAAAGGAATTACCGCCAGAGTTAGGTACATTCTCTGAATCAAGGAAACGCTTTGAGTTTTTTAACGGCTCGTACATTCAGTTTCAGTATCTGGAGCGAGATTCCGATTGTGATCGAATACAGGGTGCAGAGATACATCTGGGTTGTATTGATGAAGCAGGTCAAATGTCGGCTTATCAGCTTGGTTATATTAAAAGCCGATTACGATTAGGCGGTTATGAGCCGAAACAGAAGCATTATTTGCCACGTTTGGTAATGACAGCTAATCCAGGCGGTATCAGTCATAACTTCTTAAAGGCGTTGTATATTGATCCGTCACCGCCAGAGACATACTTTTATGATGTGACGATGAAAGACCCACGCAATAAAGCCGATAAGGGTTGGTTGTCGATGTATATCCCTTCAAGAATGGAGGATAATAAGTTCATTGATCCTGGTTATGGTGCATCGTTGTCTGGACTGCCAGAAGAATTGGCTCGTGCTTTAAGAGAGGGTGATTGGGATTTAATCGTAGGCTCGTTCTTTGGCGATGTGTTTAGAAGAGATCGTCATGTTATCAGACCTTTTGAGATACCCAATGATTGGTTGAGGTTTAGAAGTTTTGATTGGGGATCATCCAAGCCGTTTTGTGTTGGTTGGTATGCTGTAGCAAGAAACCATGACACGATACCTGATGATGCGTTGATTAAGTACAGGGAATGGTATGGAGCGGCAGGGCCAGATCGTGGTTTAAAGATGACGGCTGAAGAAGTGGCACAAGGCATCCGTAGCCGAGAGGGATACGAGCGTATTGATTTCTCTGTAGGCGATCCGTCAGTATGGAAATGGGAATCTGGCCCATCAATCGGTGAGCGAATGGCTAAGTTGGGTGTTCGCTTTAGAAGGGCTGATAATTCAAGAGTTGCAGGATGGGATCAGTTACGGCAGAGGCTTATAGGTGATGATAATACGCCTATGGTGTATTTCTTTGAAACCTGTACTGATTTAATCCGCACGTTACCGATCTTGCAGCATGACAGTCATAGAGCCGAAGATATTAATACCAAGCAGGAAGACCATGCGGCTGATGAGACAAGATATGCTTGCATGGCAAGACCTTATCAACGGCCACTACCAGAAGAAAAAGAAGATCAATGGCGGCCTCCGACAGTAGCTGAAATGATGTCAGGGTTGGATGAAGCCAGACCAAACAGGCAATGGAGATTATAATTGGCACAGTATAACAAAGAAGACTTAGAGCCTAAAAAGGATAAGGACAGAGCCGCTTTTTGGAATAACAAAGTTACCGATGCTAGGGATTTTGAAGAGACATGGCGAGACAGGTCACAGGCTTTGGTAGAACGCTATCGTGATGATAGTCTGGACAGGCAGGAAAGACCTTTTCACACGCAGAATATTTTTTATTCCAATGTGGATACCTTAAAGTCAGCGTTATATTTTAAAACGCCAAAACCCAAAGTCACAAGACGTTTCCGTGATGGCGATCCATTGGGAAGACAAATTGCCAGAGTGATTGAGCGTGGTTTGCAGTATCAGCTTGATATGTATAACTTTGACAGCACCATGCGAAAAGCTATTGAAGATATGCTGATTGTTGGGCGTGGTACAGTGCGTATGCGTTATGAGCCTGTTATTATTGAAAGTGAGCCGCAGAGAATAGAAGTAGAAGCACAGCCGATTGGTGAAAACACATTTCGGTTTATCTCGAAAAGCGGTGAAGAATTTGAAACAGGACAAGTTAAACAGGACACACAGGGTCTGCACGTTTTAGGGCCGCCAGAAGAGGTTGTCGGTGAGCAGTCCATTTATTGCGAGTATGTGCATTGGTCTGATTTTGTTATAGAGCCGAATAGAAACTGGGATGATGTCAACTGGATTGCTTTTAGGCATTTAATGACACGGCAGCAGTTAATTGATTATTATGGTGATGCAAAAGCCAATAAAATACCTTTAACCTATTCTCCAGATTATCAGTCAAGCGATAAAAACAGAAATGTTGATAGAGCCGAGATATATGAGATATGGGATAAGCGTACATCAAAGCAGATATTTATAGCGGCATCGCATGATGAGATATTGGAAGAAAACGATGATCCTTATAACCTGATGAATTTCTGGCCGTGTCCAGAACCGCTTTATGGTATTACCACAACATCAACAACCATTCCTGTACCAGAGTTTTTCATTTATGAAGATCAGGTATCCGAACTGGATTTGATTACTGCAAGGATTGGCGTTTTAACCGAAGCCTTAAAAAGACGTGGCGTTTATGATGCCAGTTTTCAGGAACTTAACCGCCTCAGTGATGCTGCCGATAATCAGTTTGTTCCAGTGGATAATATGGCAATGCTACAGGCAGGCGGAGGTCTCACCAATGTTATGCAGGAAGCACCGCTTGATAATATAATAAAAGCCTTGCAGCAGTTGTATCAGTCACGGCAGGTTATTGTGCAGACGATATACGAAATTGTCGGTATTAGCGATTTAATGCGAGGACAGACAGCGAGCAGAGAAACCGCTACCGCACAACGTATTAAAGGACAGTTTGGTTCCTTAAGATTGGTAAACAGGCAACGAGAGATTGAGCGTTTCATTGATCAGGTTATGGAGATGAAGGGTGAGATGTTGGTTGAGAACCTAGAGCCAGAAGTCTTGCAGAAAATCACAGGCTTGCAGGTAACACCAGAGATGGTGGCTGTTATACAGGATGACCGATTGCGTTGCTTCCGAGTGCGAATAGATACTGATGAATCAGGTGCGATTGACCAGGCTATTGACCAGAAACAAAGAACCGAGTTCTTAACGGCAACTGTTCAATTCATGCAGGCATTAGGGCCATTGGTGCAATCAGGATCAATCGGCTTTGAACAGGGTAAACAGATGTTGTTGTTTGCTGCCAGAGCCTTTCCTGGTGCAAGGGAACTGGAAGAATCTCTGGAAGCCATTGAAGCACCGCAACCTTCAGGGCCAAGTGCAACAGATAAACTTGTTGAAGTTGAGAGTGCAAAGGTACAGGCACAAACAGAACAGGCCAGTGCTGATGCACAGGTTAAGGTTGCACGATTACAGCTTGATAAGCAAAAAGCGGACACTGATGAACGCTTGAAACAGGAAAAATTAGAAATAGAAAAGGCTAAGTTGGTGGCAGGATAATGGCAAACGGCATTAAAAATTACTTTCCCACAGTTCCTGCAATGGATGCAAACAATCCTATGTCCATGCTGCCTGCACCTTATTACGAGTATTCTGGGCAAAACAACCTTTTTACTCCCAGAGGTTACGCTCAGAATACACTTGTCGACTTGTTAAGTACAAGAGGTGCATTGGGCGAAGCCGTTGATACTGAGGTTGATGCCACAGAAGCTACAGAAGAAACAGCCCCTGCCTTTGAACAGGTAAAGGACAGTTCAACACAATCGTTTTTTGGTGGACAAGATATTAATGAAGGTGATGATCTGGGCTTTGATGATTTATCGGATTTGAGTTTAGTTGATGGCTTGTTAGGTGGTAAAAGAGTATCCGACAACGCTCCTAAAAACTGGAACACACAGCACCAACGTGAATTTGATGCTCTTGTTGCATCTGGTTACAAACCAAAGGCAAAATGGACAGGATCAGATTGGTATGTCTACGCACCAGAATTAAAAGGTACAGCGTTTGGTGAACCAGGCACAATTCCTTTTGGTGAGAGTAAATACAAAGGGCAGGGAATACCAACTTTGTTTGCAGGCATGACAGGATCGTTTAACCCTGATGAAGTCTTTAAGAAAAACCTTGCAGATGCGTTGAAAAGCAAAAATTTAACAAGAGATGATGCAACTGAATTTGACGTTGGCGGTATATTTGATGCACCACCACCAGGCACTATCCCTGCGGTTGATCCTACAGAATTAGCACAAGAGGGAACGCCAATGCAGGACAGTGGTTCAGTAACAGCTAAACGTGGTGGCACAGTAACAGCATTGAGAGGTGGTACTGTTAAGGCAAAAACACCGACTGTAGAGGCCAAACCAAAATCAGTGCCTTTAAAAGAAGTAATAGAAAAAGCAATTCAATCGCTTGTGCCAAGTCAAAAGGAAATCGATCAACGCAACTCGATTAGAGATGCCGATAAAGCACAGCGACAGGCAGAAAAAGATGCTCGTGATAAAGTCAGAGATGCAAAAGAAAAAATGGGGCGTGGCAGAGGAGGCTATGGTTTCTAATGAAAAAAACGTATGTCATGCAAGATGGTGAACTTGTTGAAAAAAAGACTATTCGTGAAAACAAATTGCAGTTGATGAGAGACATCGAGCCTTATCAAAACACAGTCAACAGAGGTTGGATACACAGTCGATCCGATCATAGGGATTTTTTAAAACGCCATAACTTAGTTGAGTTAGGCACAAACGGAGGTGAAATACACTAATGGATCAAGAGCAAATCGATAGCACTCCCAATAAAGGCGAGTCAGCAGAAGAGCATAAACAGAGTTTAAGAGACAGCTTAACAGCCGCTTTATCAGGCGAAGAAATGCCAGAAGAAGCTGAAGTAAAAGAAGAACCAGAGGTTAAGGAAGAAAATAATGAAACCGAAGAACCCAGTAGCGAAGAGTCTCAAGAGTCCAATGTACCGACAGAGGATGGTGAAGAGCAAGAAGAAGTACAACAGGAAGAAGAAAAACCATTAGAGGCATTAGAAGCACCAAAGCATTGGGCAAAAGAATTTAAAGAACGCTTTGAAAAACTTGATCCAAATGGACAGCATTTATTTATGAGCCGTTACAAGGATTTAGAAGCTGACTATACCAAGAAAACACAGAATTTAGCACAATACCGAAAACGCAATGAGGCGTTAGATGAGATATACGGCCCTTACAAAGATGATTTTCAGAGGGCAGGCATGGATGAAGTTGCGGCAACAAGACAGTTGTTAGCAGCCCACAAGTATTTGAAGGAAGACCCAAAGCAGGCTTTAAAATGGCTTGCCAACAGTTATGGTGTCGATTTAGGGGAAGTCACAGGTGATGCACCCCAAGATGATGAGTACACCGATCCTCAAATTAAAAGTCTACAGCAGCAGGTTGCTCAGTTGTCAGGCTTTATTCAAAATCAACAAAGAACACAGCAACAAAACCAAGTAGAAAGCACGCAGTCAATAATAGACCAGTTTGCACAAGCGAAGGATGAACAGGGCAATATTAAGCACCCTCATTTTGAATCTTTAAGGGATACAATGGGCGTTTTTATAAACTCTGGCAAAGCAAAAGATTTAGATCAAGCCTATGAAATGGCCATCTATTCTGATCCAAAGCTACGAGCAGAAATGATTCAAGAACAAGTCAGAGCAGAACAGAAAAAGAAGGTAACGACTAACGCTGTTAAAAACGCTAAGAAAGTTCAACGATCACAGGTCAAAGGCAGTGCTACACCTGCTTCACCAGGCTTGCCCAGTGGGATGTCGATTAAAGATACTATAGACTTAACCCTTAAACAATTAGGAGCATAATCATGGCAAGTCCAAATTTGTCAGAGATTATTACCACGACCTTAACGAGTAGGGTCAATATATAGCGATATATATTTCAAACCATGTGAACTCAGGGGAAGCCTAAGTCGAAAGATAAGGTAATCCTGATCCAAGTCCAGAAATGGAAAGGTGCAACGACTATCGAGTAATCGAGTACACCCAAGTGGGTGGAAGTGCATGGCTCTCAGCAATGAGATGAAGATATAGTCTGAACTCATATCGAAAGTATGAGCGGATCATAAAAGATCGGTCTAGGAATTAACGCAACTAGATGAACATAATGTACGAAATCGGTCTAAGCAATTAGCCGACAACGTGACGAATCACAATCCTTTACTCAAGAGGATGAGTGATCGAGGTAATATGACAACAGTCACAGGGCGTTCAATCGTTCGTGAACTTGAGTATGCAGCGAATGGTACAGTTGCATTTTATAATGGCTACGAAGTTCTTGACACTTCACCAAGTGACGTACTAAGTGCGGCAGAATATTCGTATAAACAACTAGCAGGTACAGTTACAATATCTGGTTTAGAGCAAATAAAGAACTCAGGGTCTGAGGCACTTATTAATTTGCTAGAGAGCAGAATTGGCGTGCTAGAAAAATCAATGGAAAATACTTTAAGTACAAGTTTGTTTTCTGATGGCACAGGTACATCTTCTAAAGAAGTGGGTGGGCTTCAGCTATTGGTCGCGGATGCTGGAACAGGGACTGTTAAATTAGCAGCTTAATATAGCAATATATTTCGAAAAACTCTTTGAATTCAGAGAAAGTCTTACTGAGATAACTCTGAGCCAAGCCCATTATTGGGAAGGTGCAACGATCATCCGAGAAATCGGAGTAGGGTCAAGTGACCCCAAGCGGAGAGCATCCTAAATGGATGATGATATGATCTGATCTGCATAGTAATATGCAGCAGCCGAAAGGCGGTTTAAGATTAACGAACTTAAACGAACATAAATGTGGTGGAATTAACTCTTCTACTTACTCGTTCTGGCAAAATGTGCAAACAACGCTTACTTCAAATGCGTTTTCCACAACCAACATCCAATCGGATATGAATAATATTTATATTCAGTTGGTCAGAGGTACTGATGCACCAGACTTAATTGTCTCAGGAGCAACAGGGTATAAAACATTTTTAGCTACCCTTCAGACACTGCAAAGAGTCGCAGATTCTGATATGGCTAATTTAGGTTTTACTTCTGTAAAATATCTCAATTCGGATGTCGTTTACGATTCTTCCGCAGACAATACACGGATGTATTTTCTAAACACAAATTATCTAAGGTTGGAGACAGCCGCAGGTAGAAATTTTGTGCCAGGAGAACAGCGTATGTCCGTCAACCAAGATGCCTTAACAATACACTAGGGCCGTTACAGAGTAATTTGTAATTGAAACTGATTGAACTCAGGGGAAGTCTTAACAAGTAATGTTGAAGATAATCCTGATCTAAGCCTCAAAAGAGGAAAGAGCAACGATCATTCCGAAAGGAAGTAGGAACAAGCGTTCCGAAGCGGTCAGCACCATGAAAATGGTTGAAGATATGATCTAATCTTATAGGAAACTATAAGCAGCGAAAGCGGTCTAAAATTAGCGATTTTAGGCGAATATAAATGTAGTTGTGCCAATGTTTTGGAGTGGAAATTTAACCTGCTCTAACAGGTCACTTCAAGGTATTTTACATACTTAATAAAGGAGGTTTATTATGAGTTTTGCACCAGTATTAGGTATAGACGTAACTTCAGTTAGTGACACTGCTGAATTTAAACTTGGACAGCATGGAGCAGTGATTGATTCACCAACCAAGTTGTATAAGTATATTCAGTATGACACTGGCTCAGTAGGAACAGCCGCAGTAGCAGGTGAGGCTTGCTATTATTACACTTTAGATGGCTATAAAAATAATGTTGTAACGTCTGATTTGTCAGATTCAGTAGAGATTGGAGCTGGTATCCTACAGGCTGTAATGACTGATTTGCAATTTGGTTGGATTCAAATAAAAGGGGCAGCCACTATGACTATTGCATTAACAGCAGGTGCTGATGGAGACCCTCTTACAGCTACAGGTTCAGCAGACGGAACGTTAGACGTTTCTTCAGCAGCAACGGATATTAACGTGGCGATTGCAGGCGATATTTCAGATAAAGAAATTATCTGCGATTTTCCATTCTAATATATTTTATAGGGGAGGCAGGGCAACTTGCCTCTCTTACTTACAAGGGAGAAAAATGAAATGAAAGTAGCGTTTTATAAAAGAGAATTTAATGGGCAGATGCGTGATTTTGTGCGTATTCCGATTGTCGATACAGTTGACGTTTTAGAAACACCTGTCAGACCTATTGACATCAAAAGATTTAATAAAGAATGGCTTGCTTATAAAGGCCGTGAAAAGAAAAAGCCAAGTGGTACAGAATTAACTTCCTTGCCTGGTATTACTGAAGACAAGCGAATTGAATTAGAATTAAAAAACATAGAAACC